GGGTACTTTCTGTGCGATTTAGAGCCATTGAGTCCGTCTTGGTCTGCTTACTATCGGTTTGTTTCTCTTTTGTGCCTCTTGTGTAGGTTTCTGTGTACTTAGGAATTGTTATCATACTATCCTTAGTAACCCACAAAGTATCGTAGTAAGTAATGGTTTTGGTAAAATACTCTTCCTTTTCTACTATTTTAGTTACGCTATCTAAAACGACTACACGCACCGAGTCAAAGGTCTTAACTACAGTGCTATCTAAACGCTCCGATGCCTTCTTTACAGAAGCACACGAAGTAAGTAATAAGGCTAAAAGAATTAATCTCATTTAAGCTTTTTGGTCATTTTGTAATAGTATCTAATAGCCATACCACCAGAAACAATAGCCACCAAACTCGCAATCAATGTGAATAGTGGTTGAATATTTGTAATGCTAATAGTAGCACTTACTAAAGAAACGATTGTTGATTGGTCTGCTTGGTGGTTATTTCCCATTATAGTTCTTCTTCTTCTTGTTTGTTAAATTCTACGCCAGTTACCCAATCTTGTAAGAATGTAAAATCTTGTAAACCAGATTGATTAACTACGTTAATTATTTGAAAATCAAATTCTTTATCATTTAAGGCTTCAATATCTTTAGTCAGTTTCTTGATGCCTTCTTTAGAATACTTGTAATTTCCTTTCTCGTCTAATAGTAAGCAGTCCTTATCGTCGGTTTGTGCTGCATCTAAACGTAAAATCTCAACTTCTACTTGATAACCTTCGTGATAGGATTTAACCTTCTCGTAGATTTTAAATAGCTTCTTTTGTGTCTTTGTGTCCTGATTGCCAATAACGACATTGATGCTGCTTACTAATTGTAATAGTTGTTTGTATTTCATTGTTTAAATTTTGGTAAAGATATATAGATTTTAATTATTCCACGGCAAAGGTAAGTTTACAATGGGTGGGTTCTTTTGGTTCTTGATTTGAGTATCTAAGTTTGATTGCAAAGCATCTACGTCATTACCTGCTACTAACCACGCACATACTTGATCGAAAGTTAAATCTGCATAAGCGGTAAAGTCAGTTTCCGAAGGTGTAGCGCAACCCATAGCGCCGTATACCTCGGCGTTGTAAGTTTTGTTTCCGTCTACTTGTTCTGCTTGATAACGCCAATGTACTACCTTAACTACGTCGGTTAAACCATCTTCGCTCGGTGCGGTGTCTAATTGGGATATTACCCATTTGTAATTTGTTGCCATTTTATTTTATTTTATTTATTATACTATTTTTAATGTTCCGCTATCATTCCAAATATCCCCACTTGATAATCCACTTGAAGATGTAGGAAGCCCAACAATAGAAAGTTTACTACCGGGCGATGTAGTACCTATACCTACGTTACCTGCCGAAGTTAATGCCATAACATTTGTACCACCTGCTACTTGAAACAAAATATTATTGGTAGAATTTGCTCTAAAAAAAGCATTGCTACCATCAACTGCCATTAAGAATGTTCTACTTGTATTAGAGTGTGTTAAAAATACTTCCGGTGTATTAGGTACTGTTACATTAAGATTCCCACTAAATGTAGCTGCTCCTGTAGAGGCTATTGTAAGACGTGTAGTGTTGTTAGTAGCAAATAACATATCTACGTTTCTCGGCTCCCATACTGCACTATCGGTAGTACTACTAATAAGCCTAATAGCAGAAGTACCATTTGCCATTGTAACAAAAGAAGCACCACTTGAACCATTTACAGATAATGTTTTATATCCGCTAAAGGTTACAGGACTTGTTGTTCCCACCATTAAATTTCCACTCGCATCTAACGTCATTGCTTGGGTAAAGGATATAGCGTTACCTGCCGTTCCTGAAGGAGCTTGATACCAAATATATTTACCTGCATCTTGGGCGTATATTGTAGCTAACCCATTTGCTAAATACTTAAAAGTTCCATCACTATAAGCATTTTGCCCAAAATAGATATATGAAGTTCCATCAGAGCCTAAAAATCCTCCTTGATATTGTGCTACTTTATAACCACTCGCCCACGCACTCGGTGTAACTCCTAATCCTAAATTGCCTGCTTCCGTTAATGTTAATCTATTGGCAGTATTTGCAGAACTATAAAAGTTAAAACTATTATTAGACGTATCTAAATATAATTGCCATTTATTAGTTCCATTATTTTGGTATTGTAATTGTTGTGAACTTACCCCACTTACGCTATTTAAAATAATTGGATAGTTGCCAGATATTCCAATACTACCTGCAACGCTTAACGCAGCACCACTTTCACTAACTATTGAGTTACCTATTGTACTTGCACCTGTAAACTTAGGTAGGTAGTTAGTTGTACCTGTTCCCGTTACTGGATTGGTTAAAGCGTTTTGCTTGTTGTTAAAGGTAGTCCAATCGGTGCTTGATAATAAACCTTGTTGTGAACCACTTGCCGTTGCAATAGCTAAAGTAATAGTTCCACTTGTTGTAATTGGTGTTGAGCCAATAGTTACTCCGCTTGTTGCAGAAGATAAGCCTACCGATGTTACCGAACCCGTGCCATAAGAAGTGCTATCTACACTACCATCGGCTTTTAAAAATTGAGAAGATGTACCGCCCGACTTAACTAAAGTAGTTGCGTTTAAAGTACCTATGATTGTAGCAGCGTTACCCGAACCGCTTGTTTTGTTTATGTATAAGCCTTCGCCACTACCACCCTTTGTAATATTTAAAGCAATACCACTACCGCTTGAATGTGTTATGCCAACAGTATCGCCACTACCAGAACTTGAAAAAGTACCTTTAGCAGCAATTAAAGTATGCGTTCCTAAATCTAAGTTAGCCGTTGCGCCCGTGTAAGGAACGTAACCCGTTACACTTGGTATGTCGGAAGTAAGTGCTAAAGTACCGCTTGAATTAGGCATACTATAAGTACGCTCAGTATCGCTTGTAATAGTTGTAGTGTCTAAAACAAAGCTTCTTGTGGTGCTATTTTGATCTAAGTAAAATTTAATTCCCGTTGAACCTGCTGCACCGATTGTGCTATAACCAAGACCAGCAGCCGTGATGCCTGAAGCTTGTTGAAAGTTAATTGTGTTGCCTACACCTGTAACTGCATTAATCTTTAAACCACGCATTGAAACAAAGTTTCCGTCATCTTCCATAACGCTATTGCCTAAAACTGTGTTAGCAGTAAATTTAGGGATAGCATTTACATTACCCGTACCGCTAATTAGAGAAGTAGGGAACGTTTCTAAAGTACCATTTCCACGAATATACTGAGCCGTTGTTCCGTTGAAAGTTAAACCTAAAGTCCCGCTTGTTGTTAAAGGACTACCCGATACGCTTATCGCATCGCCACCAACTGTTAAAGCTACGCTTGTAACTGTACCCACCGCACCACTTGAACGCTGCCAGATAGTACCTGAATAGATCACATAATCGCCAACCGCAAAAGTAATCGGACCAGCGCCAAAGTTTACAGTTCCTGCTACGTTACAAATATAAACATCTCCCGTATCGCCCGTTCCGTTTGCAAGTGTAGGGGTGTTAGTAGATGCGTTCCAAGTTCCTTTGTATTCCATAATAGAACTCGGTAGCTGACTTATAGGAACTTTACCGCCACTATCCAAAGAAGCATAACCATTACTTACACCCTTTTCACTTCTTAATTGATAAGTATCTAACAAAGCTTGTGAAGGGAAAACTTCGGTATAAGCCGAACCACTCCACAAATAAAGTTTCTGCGTGTCTTTAGCGCAATAAATAACGTTAATATCGCCAACAACAGGGAACCCTGCAAGGTTAGTATAAAACGAAACCGCACCGCTAAAAATAGCCCCTAATTGTGCAAGTGTAATCTTCTTACTTACTCCACTATCCGGGTCTCCTATAATAGTTAAATCGGTACTAACTGGCGCTAACTCGGTAGCTAATTGGTTAATTTTTTTGCCTATCATTCTGTATAGTTATAGATGCTGGGAACCTGGCATCTGTCATTTAAGTAAGGTAATTCCATTGTAATATCAATCTTAACTCCGGCTAAGTAATCGGGGTCGCTTTCAGTAAAGTAAGTCAATGGTGCAGTATCGCCAATATCCCAAATCGCTTTAGGATAACGTAACTGCGCCACTATGTCTTGACCTACTAAAGTCATATCCGATAAAACCTCGGTTTCGTTTGTCTCTTCCATTAACATACGATCCATAAAATAAAGGCTAAAATTATAAGTAATATTTTTAGCGTTTATAGTTGCACCTGTTAAAGTGTAGAACATAGCAGGGTAAGTAACCTCGCCATTAGACAAACGTTCCCACACATCACCGAAGTAAACAAAGTTAATTTGTTCGTGGTCGTTTCCGAGTGTTGTTATCTGCTTTGTTATTTGGTTTAACGTCAGGCTCATTCTTAATTTTTTCTAAATAAACACGCAGTTTATTTTGGTTTTTTATTGTTGTTACTTTACTCATAATTAGCAATCACTACAACCTCTATTCCCTTGATAAAGTTCCTCGAAGCTTTTACCTGCGCAGCAATCAAAATCTCCTAACCAAATGCTCGTTGTGTAAGCATCATTCTCAGGGTGTATTGCATCAATGCCACTTCCAGGGTTTAAGTACTCAGGATAAAGTGTAGAATATTCTTTTAGGTATTTAATCATTCTTTGCTTGTAGAACTCAGCACGCGTCTTATATCTATTAGCCACGTCAATCATATCTTGCATAGAAGGGTTCTCGGTATTCTCTCCACCTTTCCTTAACAACCCTTTGTTATAGAATTGATAAGATAAGCCCATTGGTAATTCACTAAGTACATAATGCACCAAAGTATCTGCAATATAGTTATCTAACAATAAAACCTCATTTGCGTTTAAGTTGTTAGCCGTGATACCTGCTTGTAGTCGGTTGTACAAAGCACTTCCTAAAGCCGGTAAGATAAAAATATCTTGTGCCGTTTTAATCTCAGGTAATACAAGTTTCTCGTCTACGTTTGCGTGTAAGCCAGAGCGGTCTTTAATATTCTGTACGCTTATGAATAATGTGTTTAAACTCATCTTTATTTTCTTTTAACTATGTTTGAACGCCACTCGTGTCTGCAACTTGGAGAATGTGTATTTGTACCCGGCTTAGTGTACCAACCGCCTCGCCTATCCCATACAGAATAGCCAAGCCTTGCACTCATTTGCTCTATATCGCTACGAGTATAAAACTTATTAGCAGTAACTAAGTATTTGCAAAAAGGTCTGCTTGTATCTAAATCGCTATCATTAAAACCTGCTTTCCACTCGTATGTGTAACGAATTAAAATCTGCGTTGTTTGTGGCTTAATAGCTTCAACAATTTTACCAATAGGCGCAGTTAATTCCCTTTCAATAATAACATTACTATCAATCCCTTTGCCTTGCTTTACTTCGCTTGTCTTAATAAAGCCCTTCTCGATTAATAAATCAATAACACGCTTAACCGCACCCACATCTTCTTTTAAAGTGTCAGCTATTACCTCAGGGGTAATACGCTTATCCTTAACAATTAAGTCCAAGATGTTAGATTGTAATTGTGTTACATCTGCAAACATTTCAAAGTCAGCATCGTCGCTAAATCTTGTTTTGCTTTTAAGAACCTCGTAGTTGTTTCTGTCTTCTCCGAACTCAAAGAACACTTGAAAATCTTGTTCGCTAAATTCTAAATCTTCAGCACCTAACCAAGTAGCAACCTCTTCGTCGCTTAAAGCATAACCGCCCTTAAGCATAGAACTTGCTTGTTCTCTCGTAATCTTACCCTTGTTAAAATCACGAATGATGCGCTGCATATTTTGCCACTCGCGACCTTTCAATCCTTTAATATGCTCATTAACGCTTAAAGGACTTGCTGCCATTGGTTGCTCACTTTCAATAGGCATTCCGTATTTAGTTGGATCAATACCTAACTTCTCTAATATCCACTCTTTTGGTGCTACTTCTTTTATAATGCTTTCGCTAAAATCAATACCGATTGGGTCGGTAGGTTGTAGCATTAATTCCTCTGTTATCCCTGCATATTGTCCAAGCATATTAAATACACCTTCTAATTGCATTTGCTTGTAACGAATATAAGTGTTGTTAAAGATTTCGTAGCTATCGCGCATCTGTTGTCTATTCCCTAATTGACCAGGAACGGCAATACCAAAAAGGTCAGGGCTTGTAATTTGGTGTCCGCTAAAAATGTTATTCTGTATTAACTCATCTACACGTCCAAAATCTTCTTTAGTTAAATCACTCGCACCCAAATCGTCTACAATAGGCTTTCTTGTTGCATCATTTACAAAAGCAAGTAAATACTTCTTGCCATCTGCACCTGTATACATATTGTCGAACTGTCTGCTTACTGCTCTTTTCTCGTCAGGGCTTGGCTCTCCGTTTGGTAAAGTAATAAGTTTACTTGCAGAAAACCCGGTCTGAGCATTACCCAAAACGTGCTTACTTACTTCAACATCACTTTCAATGTAGTTAAGCGCACCGAAATAACCCGGAAGGCTATAAACATTCATACCCGGTCTGTATTCCTTTACATAAAGTATTTGCACACCTACAGGGTTTTTAGGATTGAACGCATTGTATATCTCAGCTTTTTCTTGGTTGCGTGTAGCCTTCCAATCTTCTTTATACCAAAATTGAGTGTTGTCTTTGTTTGTTCTAATCTTTGTATAATCACAATGCCATAACTCAGCGATTTGTTCGCCCATTACAGGCCAAATAACTTGAATGTAAGCACCGCCAAATAATTCAATATCTAAAGCTACCTTTTTAGTTAGATCATTTAAAGTTTCCTCTCTATTAACTTGCTTAACAATAGGCTGCTCTCCTGCCCAACCATTACCAACAATGTAGTTCACTTTGCCTCTTACGATAGCATTGTGCTTTGCTGACTTGTTAAAAAGGTCTAATAGGTATTGCGGATAGTCATTATTTTGACCATACTGCATATACCCTTCGCCTTTTTTCTCTTTATATTCCGGTTGCTTTGCTTCCGCAAATGTCAATACTTGTATTTCCATTATTGTCTAATTGTGAATGTGCTTGTTGTTTCGTATTCTGTGAATGATATAGTTGTACCCTCAAGTTCCATTATGCCTGTTTCAAGCAAGTTTAAGCCCGTCGGGTTTGTGTTGGTAGTACTTGTCTGCTCGTAGATTGTGTAGGTGTATTGCCCGTTTAAAGCCGTATTAAAGAAGCTATTTACTACAATAGTAAACTCATTGTACCTATCCTTATATGCGCTTATATCTGTATTGTTAAGCCTTACAAATTTGATGTCCGTATTTGTACTTCTATTCTCAAATATAAATAGATAGTTAGGGCTTGTTAAAAGCTGCTTCTCAGTCAAGGTAAGTATTATGTTTTGGGTTTGCCCCTTTATTAATCTTATCACAACTATAAATATAAAGTAATGCGATTGTTTGCAAAATAAAAAACCCCCGAACAATTAAGTCCGAGGGCATCTATATACAAAACCAAAACAACCTAAGAACCTGCGGTAGTTAATTGACCTGCAACAGTAGAGTTAACTTCTGGAGCAAGGGCAGCTTCCGCACCTGTGAAGGTTAAAGTGTAACCACTTCTGTCGCCTTCTGCCGTACCTGTACCTGCGTTACCGCCTGTAAGGTCTAAGCCTCTTTGTTTTCCTAAGTACCAGTATTTGCCATTGTTATCTTTGGCAACCGCCACTAAAGTGTTTTGAGCGAGTAACAAGATTTCGTTTCTTGTGTTCGCTTGTAATTTGTTTAATACGATAGTTAATTCAGGAGCATAAAAGATAGTTCCATTCTGTACGTTTGCATTAACATTCTCAACTAATTGAGAAGTGCCTTTTACAAGTTCGTACTTAAAGAACCTTTTACCAGATGCTTTTACTAAAGCGGTAATTACACCACTTGCCTCAGTTGTAGAGGTAACATCTCCAGCTGCCATAAAATAAACTTCGGTTATACCGCCTAAACTGTCTTTACAATCTAAGGTATAATTTTGAGTTAAAGCACAAGCCATTGTTATTGAATTAAATTAGTTTGAAAAAATGGGTAGGTATATTTCAACCTACCCTATAAATTATGCAAGGATAAACTTCACTACTTCGTCAGGGAAGGCAATGTTTACACCCATTTTGAACTCAGATACGAAACGTACTTGGTCAGCTTCTTTAGCATAGAAAATTTCAAACTTCTCTTCTTCGTTCAATAAGTCAGTACCTAAGAACATATTGCTTAAACGCATAGCGTAAACTTTGTTAGTTCCGTTAAGACCTGCAACTGCAATTACTTTAATTGTAGTACCAGGAAGTACAAATTCGCTATCAGCTTTCACATCAATTTGGTAATTGAAGCTACCGCTATTTTTAAGAGCAACAGTGTAAGTTCTAAATAAATCTTGACCGCAGAAGATAGTCATATCATCAGCAGCTACAACTTTTGCAGGAATTGCTTGGTAAACACCATCAAAGATGCTAATTACGTTAGCAGCAGTAATAGAGCTTAAAGGCGCACCACTAATAAAAGTAGAAGCATTTGCAGCAACAACACCTGAAGCAGCACCGATTAACTTAACAAGACCATCGAAGCGGTTAAGGTTAACATTAACACTTGTAGTGTCGCCAGTCCATAGCGCAGTTTCTAATTGTGCAGCGATTGTCTTAGCTTTCTTTTCAGAATACTCTTGCTCGAAAGGTACGCTATCGTACATAGAGCCAGTAGGTAAAGCTTTTTGTAAATACTTAGCTTCAAGGTCTTTAGGACAAAGAGCTTCGTTTACTTTAATTTTACCAGGAGTTACAGTACGTTGAGTAAAGGTAGTAGAACCAGAAGCATTAAAGCCACAAGAAGCACCATCTTGGAAGATAGCGTCTGTTTCCATAATGTTGATTTTTTCGCTTGACTTTACGCCAACCATAACGTTACCTGCGCTCTTAATAAGAGAAGCAGTTTTTGCACCCAATACAGATGAAGTTACAAGTAGAGCTTCGTTTTCTTTTGTATAGTTTGCTAATGCAGATACATCAAATCCCATTTTATTTTATTTTTATTTGTTTAATAAAGCGTTTCTAAATTTTTCAATTCTATTGT